GCGGCGCGACGCGCCGACATTTCCCGCGACCTGACCGCGCCCGGATCGCGCATCACCAAGGAACTGATCGTTCCGATGGTGAACCGCCAGATCTGGATCTACGAGAAGCAGGGCCTTCTCGATGCGGCCGGCCTCCGTGTCGACGGCAAGCGCATCCGCATGAAGGTCAAGAGCCCCTTCCTTCGCGGCCAGGACGCCATCATCATGCAGGAAATGCTGACGGCGGCAGGCCACCTGAATGCGATCTTCGGCGCCGGAACGGCCGGGATGGCCTTCAAGATGGAGGAGACGGCGAAGGAAATCTTCCGTCGCAACGGCGTCGATCCCCGCTTCGCCAATTCGAGGGCGGATATCGAGCGCATGGGGCAGCAGGGCGGACAGGCCATGGGGCAGGTTGCCGACGCCACCGGCGGGCAGGCTGGCGATCCCATGGCGGTCCTCGGTCCGTTGATGAAGGCAGGCCAGAGTGGTTGAAGACAAGGTTCGCGGCCGCGTCTCCGGCGGTGTGCGGAAGGAAGTCCAGCTCGTCACGGCCGCCGACGGCCGCCAGTTTCCCGTCGAGACGGACAAGGAGCTGAACAGGATCGCCCACCAGATCTTCGGCAGCGGGCCGGGCGCGTCCTTCCTCGTCTTCCTCGAATCGATCACCCTGCGGAGCATCCTGCCGCCGACCGCCAGCGACGCCGTTTTGCGCGATCACGAGGGCCAGCGCAGGCTGGTCGCCATGATCCGTGATCGCGTGAAGAAGGGAGCCGAGCTATGAAGTATCACCTTGGTCGCAAGATCGGCGACTCCGACACGACCTATGTCGTTCCGCCGTCCAGCCGGGACCATCTGGTCCGTCACCTCGGCAACGAGAACCCGGCCAAGGGAGAAGCCGATGTTCGCAAAGAGAAGGAGAAAAGCGAATGCTCATGAGGATTTTCAGACGACCCCTGTGGAGTCCCGACGAGGGCGGTGGCGGCGATGGCGATGGCTCCGGCGATGGCGGCCAGTCTGGTGGCGACACGTCGGATGGTGCGCCCCAGGACGGCAAGTCGGGCAACGACACCACGTCCGAAGACCCCCTGAAGGGCACGCCCTTCGAGGGCATCAAGGTTCCCGAGAAGTTCGTGAAGGACGGCAAGGTCCAGACCGCCGACCTTATCGCCTCCTACGCCGAGCTTGAGCGCGGCCAGTTCCGCCGGCGCGATGAGATCCGTTCGGAAATCGAGACGCAGTTCAAGGAGGAGCGCGCCAAGGCCGCTCCGGCCACGCCCGGCGACTACACGGCGCCGGAGAAATTCGAGTATCAGGGCCGTGAAATCACGGTGATTCAGGATGATCCCGTGCTTACGTACCTCAAGGGCGTGGCCCACAAGTACGGCGTGCCGCAGGCCGAGTTCGACGAAGCCGTGAAGGGCTACGTCGCCGCGTCCATTCAGGCCGCGCCGGCGTGGAAGGATCAGGCCAAGGCCCTTGGCGGCGAGGCGATTGCCGACAAGCGCGCCGCCCGTGTCGACGGCTTCCTGAAAGCGAACCTCTCGGAGGCGGCCTTCGGCTACTTCCAGAGCCAGCCGGCGACGGCGGCCGGCATTGCGGCGATCGAGGAGCTGATGACCCTGTCGGGCCATCCGCCCTTCATCCCCGAGAAGGGCGACGTGCCAAACTCGACCTATACGAAGGAAGAACTGCGGAAGATGCAGAACGATCCCCGCTACACTGGCGAGGGTGGACGCATCGACCCGAACTTCGTTGCCCAGGTCCGGGCCGGTTTCCGCCGGCTGAACGCGACCGGGTAATGTGAATAGCCTGAGCCCGGCCTTCGGTGTGAGACTATGCCGAAGGCCGCGGCCCCGGCTTTCCGTGGGAGCCCCGAACGGGACCAACTCCACGATCGGGAAGAAGGGACCAACCGTCCGAGCCGGAACAATCAATCCTTTCCCATGGACGGAAAATGGCAAACCCGACAATCGACCAGGCTTTCATTCAGGAGTTCGAGAGCGGCGTCCACGAGGCTTACCAGCGTCGTGGCAGCATCTTCTCCGCACTCGTCCGCATGCGTTCCGGCGTCAAGAACAAGACCCGGTTCCAGAAGTACGGCACCGGCGTCGCGACGCAGAAGGCGCGCAATGCCGTTGTCCCGCCGATGAACAACACCCACACCTACGTCGACGTGACGACGGAGGACTGGTACGCCGGCGACTTCATCGACGACCTCGACATGCTCCGCATCAACCACGACGAAATGCAGATCAGCATGAACGCCGGCGGCTACGCCCTCGGCCGGAAGGCTGACGAGCTGATCGTCACGGCGGCTGCCACGTCGACCACGGCCGCCGACGAAACGACGAACGGCGCCACGCTGGCCTGGGCGACCACGCTCATGACCACGATGGGCAACAACGAGGTGCCGGACGACGGCGAGCGCTATGCCATCATCGGCTGGGCCCAGTGGGGCAAGCTGATGGCGTTGCAGACCTTCTCGAACAGCCAGTACGTCGGTGCCGACGACCTGCCGTTCAAGAACGCGACCCAGGCGAAGAAGTGGATGAGCTTCACCTGGCTCCCGTGGTCGGGCTATACCCGCTCGACGAACGAGACCAACTACGCCTTCCATCGCTCGGCCCTCGGCCTCGCGATCGGCGCGGACGTGGACAGCCGGATCACCTACGAGGGCACCCGTGCCGCGTGGTGGGCCATGAACAAGATGCAGAAGAACGCCTGCCTGATCGACACCCTCGGTGTCATCAAGTGTTCTCTGAAGGTCGCCTGAGCAGCGACGAACAGGAAAGGAACCAGAAACCATGGCTCTCACTCGCTCGCAAATGCACCTGATCGGCTCTGGCAGCTACGGGAAGGTGTGGCACTACTACACGGCGGACGCCAAGGCGACCGTCGTGGCCGCGGACTACTTCCTCGGCATGTACTCGGACCTGAATCCCGGCGACGTGGTCCATGTCCGGGCGGTGGTCGGCGGCACGGAAGTCCACTTCGACCTGTCGATCCTCGTGTCGAACAGTTCCACTGTCACCTGCCTGTCCGGCGCCAGTCGAGCCTGACGGGATCCTCCCGCGACGACTATGGGGCGCGTCCTTTCGGGCGCGCCCTTTTTTCTAGGAGACGCAGATGCCGCTACAGGGATTGCCCGTTACGCCCGAGGAAGTATGCAGCCGCGCCATGGTGTTGGTCGGGCTCGAGCCCCTGACTTCCTTCAACGAACAGAACCGCGACGAAGTGATCGTCGCCGGCACGATCTACGAAGTCATGGTCGCGGCCGCCCTGTCGGCCTATCCATGGCGCTTCGCCAGCGGCGAGCAGCAGCTCGAAAACGACAGCGAAGATCCCCTCGATCGCTACGAGACGGCATGGCACTACCCGACGCTCGACGAGGGACGCCCCCTCCAGATCGAGAGCGTCCGTCGCGAAGACACGCCTATCGTCTACGACATCGTGAAGAACCGCATCTATGCGGACGCCGACATCGATGACGTGCTGATCGCGCACTACCAGTATCGGGTGGAGGAAGCCTACTGGCTTCCGCAGTTCACCCTCTACATCATCTTCGAGCTGGCCTCTGCCTTCGCGCAGTCGATCACCCGCAACGCCCAGCAAATCTCGACCTTCAACAAGATGGCCGAGGTTCAGTTGAGCCGCGCCAAGACCCGAGACTCGCAGTCCAAGACGCCGAAGCGGATGAACCAGACCGGCTTCCTCCGCAATCGCCGTCGCTTTTCCGGTAGTGGGAACCGCGCTGGATGATCCGTACCGTTCAAACGAACTTCACGTCGGGGATGCTCGATCCCTCCGTGCGCGATCACGTCGACATTGCCGCCTACCGCAATGGCGCGAAGGAAATCGAGAACTGCCGCATCCTCCCGCAGGGTGGCGTCACGCGCCGCCCCGGCGGGCTGCTCGTTTCCGAAATGAGCCAGGAAGCCTACCAGATCGAGCCCTTCGTCTTTTCGGGCACGCAGGCATACGCCTTCTTCTTCTATGCCGGCTACGTCGAGATCTGGAACAAGAACACCCGCACGCTGGCGACCACGATTGCCGGGCCGTGGACGGCAGATCACATCGAGGCGCACGAGCTGGGCATCACGCAGCAGCTCGACAAGATGTTCGTCTCGCACGAGGACTTCCAGACCCGCGTCATCACGCGCACGGGGGTTTCCAGCTTCTCGATTGCCGAAATCTCCTACAGCCTGGATGCGACGAGCGTCATCGTCTACCAGCCCTATCACAAGTACGCGCCGAACACGGTGACGCTCACGCCGACGGCGACAGGCCCCGGCACCGTCCGACTCGAGACTTCGGCGGCCTACTTCACGGCCAGTCACGTCGGCCTCAAGATCCGGTATCGCAAGAAGCAGTGTACCGTGACGGCCTATGTGAGCGCGACCGAGGTCGATGCGACCTACGATGAGCCGTTGCCCGCCAACGTGGCCGATTACGACTGGGATGAGCAGGCGTTCTCCCCGATTCGGGGCTATCCGCGCACCACGGGCCTGCATCTTCAGCGCTTCTACATCGGCGGAGGCCGTGACTGCCCGAATGTCATTTGGGCAAGCTCGCTGAACGATCCCCTCAACTTCGATCTCGGCACCGGCGCGGACGACGACGCGATCAAGTATCCGATCTACGCCGACCGGGTCGCGGAAATCCGCAGCCTTGTGTCGAACGTCCACCTTCAGATCTTCACGGCCAGCGCCGAGTTCTATGTGCCGAAGCCGACGCAGCAGGCCCTCACGCCGGGGACCTTCTCGATCGAGAGGCAGTCCGGCTACGGCGCCAGCACGATCCCGGCCCGGCAGTTCGACCAGACGACGATCTTCATCACCGACAAGGCCCAGGCCGTGCGCGAGTTCTCTTTCGAGGAAATCCGCTCGTCCTACGCCGCGGACGCACTCACCTTCATGGCGAAGTCCCTCATTTCCGATCCCGTCGATCTTGACGTGCAGATCGAGGGCAGGGATCAGGAGCAGGAGGCACGCGCCTACATCATCAACGCGGATGGCACGATTGCCGTCCTGACGAAGGTGAAGAAAGAGAACATCTCCGGCTGGTCCTACTTCACGACCGAAGGCACCTACGCCAACATCGCCGTCATCGATACCGAGGCGTGGTACACGGTGCGGCGCGAAGTGAACGGCACGACGAAGACCTTCCTCGAAATCTTCGACGCGTCCTGCCTGATGGACTTTTCGGTATCCGCCACCGATGCGACCGCGAAGACGAGCTGGGGACCCTTCGACGATCACAAGGGCGCGGAAGTCCACATGCGCTCCGGCGACCTCTACCTTGGCACGGCCACGGTGGATGCAACGACGGGCATGGTCACGACGCCGACGGCCGTCACCGAAATCGAAATCGGCTTCAACTTCACGCCCAGGCTGGCGCTCCTGCAACAGCAGGTGCAGATGCCGAACGGCACGACCATCGGCGATGCGAAGCGATATGTCCGCTGCATCGCGCAGGTGATCGACACGCTGTCGGTCCAGATCAAGAACCGGCACCTTGGCAACACGCTGCCCGACGAGGATCCCGGCGTCGCTCCCGAGCGGTTCAGCGGCGACTTCGGCGTTTGGCTTCTCGGGTGGTCGCTCAGGAACGACGTGGAAATCACGAGTCCCTATCCGCTACCCTTCACGCTTAATTCCGTCGTCACGGAGGTCGAAGTATGAGCGCGCAGGTCGCGATGATGGCCGGCATGGCCGGCATGTCGGCTTTTTCCAGCGTCATGGGCGGCGACGCCCGTGCCGGTCAGCTTCGGGGGCAGGCCGATCAGCAGCGTCTCGCCGGAGCAAGCCTCGACGCGCAGGCGTCGGAAATGGAAGTGAAGACGCAGAACGAGGAGTTGCAGCGCCGGAAGGGCGTTCGCGAACTGCTGTCCCGCAACATTGCCGACGCCGCCATTCGTGGGGTCTCGAACGAACAGGGCAGCTCCGGCGATGTCATTGCCGACTTCAACATGAAGGCGGCAGACGAGGACGTTGCGAACATTCGCTTCATGGGAGAGAACGCCAAGCGTCGCCTGTCGTTCGGCGCCGAGAACGCCCGCTACACGGCGTCGTCGCTGAACAACATGGCCGGCATGGCAAGCCTACAGGGCTGGATGGGTGCCGTTCGCACGCTCGGCATGGCCGGGTACAGTATCGGCTATTACTACGGCGGATCGACGAAGTCCACCGGACCGGGCGGTCCCAGCGGTTCCGCCACCACCTAGGAGACAGCATGGCTTCCCAGCGCCAGGACCAGCAGGTCGGCATCGCGCCGGCCCCGAGCTACCAGCCGCAGAACTTCGCGATCGACCGGGCGATGGAAAGCATCGGGTGGCAGCAGGCTGCCGATGCCTTTCAGTCCGGCTTCGACATCATCAAGCGCGACTTCGACCAGCAGGCCGTCGATCAGGCCCGGCTGGATGCGCCCGGCATCGTTCAGCGCGACGGCAAGGGCGTGCTTTTGCCCGTCGCCAGTTTCGAGCCGAAGGGCCTGAAGCCCCGCGCCTACAGATCGACCTACGAACAGACGGCCCGCGCCTACTACCTCCAGACGGCGGAAAGCGACTTCTCGCAGCACGCGGCGTCCGTCCAGTCCCTGCATCCGACCGATGTCGATGCGGCGAACGCGAAGCTTGAAGAAAAAAAGAACGCGATGCTCATGGGGGCGGACCCGACGTTCCAGCCCCTCATGGCCCTTCGGCTGAACGCCATTCAGGGCCAGACCATCAGCCGCATCAACGGCGCCAATCAGGCCGAAATCAACAAGGCCACCGAGGAGCGCGGACAGTACGCCTACCAGCGTTTCGTCATCGACGCGGCCAATGTCGCCCAGCTTCCAGATCGTTTCGATCCCGAGACCATCAAGCTCAACGGCGCGCAGCTTGCGCAGAAGTGGACGGAAACGGAGACGCTGCTCAAGCAAGCCGGCTGGAGCGATGCGCGCATCAACAAGGCCCTGTCCGACGCCCGCGCCAAGGTCTTCATCGCCCGCGAGGAATCCTATGTCCGCGCCTGGGCCTCCAAGATCCGTGAAACCGAGGCGAGCGGCGTCAGCGTCGATCCGAAGAACATTGCCGAAGCCCTTCAGTACATCGAGGGGAAGGCAAAGGAGGCCGGGCCCGATGGTCCTGCCGTCCGGCAGGCGCTGGAAGCTGCCTTCCAGCAAGGCCACCGGATCGCGCAGGCGAAGGTCGCGGCATCCGACTACCAGCAGACCCGCGAGACGCAGCAGGCCGCCTTGCAGGCGAAGCAGGCGCTCGACAGCGCCGATCCCTTCGCCATCGCGCCGATCATGCAGTCGCTCCGGTCCGACCGCGCCAAGGTCTACAACGACATCAACCTGACCGAATCGCAGAAGCTACAGCGCCTCGCCATGTACGATCAGGTGCTTGGCGAAGGCATGAAGAACACGGCCGACTTTGCCGCAAACCGTGTCACGTTCCTGTCGAATGCCGCGACGAATCCCGAGACGCCTCCTGACCGCGCCAAGGGAGCGGTGCATGAGCTGCGCCAGATCGCCGAAGATCCGACCATCTCGAACTACATTCCCGTCGGCGTCCGCAATTACGCCGAACGCACCATCGCCCATATCGCAACGAATCGCCTCAAGGGCGACTTCAACCTTGTCTCCGGCCTGGCTTCGACCGGAGGGATCGCGCCGTCGGAGCTTGCCTCGTGGATCGACGGGCACGTCTCTCGTGGCACCATCGGCGATGGCCCGAATGCGCTCATGTCGCACGCCGAAGGGAAGATGCTGCTTCAGAACGGCACCCAAGCCTATGGAGCGAGGCAGTACGAAAACAGCGCAGCCAGGAGCGCCTACAACAACTGGGCAGGCTCCGGCATGCAGCCGGCCGGTGAAGGGGCGACGGCACTTCAAAAGAAGGTGCCCTTCACGACCTCCGATGGTCAGGCATTCAATCCGTCGTCCCCGGTCCATGTTCAGGACGCGGCTGCGTACTTCCATCATCTTGGCGTCCTTCCGAAGAACGTGCGGGAAGCAATGCAGAACGTTCCGATGGGGACGGATCCGCAGACGACGCAGAACATTGCCGGCCTCGCCAAGTCCATCGAGTCGACGTTCAAGGCCAAGGGCTACTCGAGCGATGCCGCGATCGCGCAAACGAACAACCTCCTTGGCGGGACGATCTCGTCCTACCTTCGCAACGTCAGGACGTTCGGGCCGGACGTGGCTGCCGACTTCGCCAAGAGCGAGCCGAACGCAGACACGCGCAATCTCGGCTCGAATCCCGAGAACAAGATGGCAAGTCTTGGCGGCGCGCTCGATCGTGCGCTGGGCAAGCTGACGGGCGTCGGTCCCGATGCGGCGGAACCCGGCCTCATCAATCGCCTGTGGAGCCCGTCTCGCGAAACCGACTGGACGAGGCAGATCCTCCGTGGCGATCAGCCGACCTTCATGTCCGAACTGTGGAATGGCCTGAGCCCCATTTCCGGTCGAAAGCAGAGCGGTACATGGGATGTCGTCGGCATCGACCCGGCTGTCAGGAGCAAGGTCCTTGGCGCGGCCTACCAGATCGCCAGAACGGATGGCGTTGCCATCCACCAGGCCAACAAGCAGGGCGATCCTGAGCAGATCATTGCCATGCAGGCCCTTCTTTCGGTCCGAGATCACCTTGAGATCGTGGCCGATCCGAGCGATCCGAAAAAGGGCGTCCTGTCGTGGAAGACGGCAAACACCCGCATCGGTGAAATGCTGGGCACCGGCCGCGTCGACGACGATTCCGTGCGAGGCTTCGCCCTTGGGCTGGTTCGCCAGAGCGCCGCCCTTCGCCGCGAGCTGACCGGCATGGATGAAATCACGGCGCCCTACGATCCCAAGACTGTGTCGATGGGGTCTTACTTCGATGCGAACGGCAGCCTTCGCTGGATGATCGTCGCCCAGGAAAAGGCTGGTCTCGGTACGATTGTGCTGGAAGACATGAGCAACGCCGATCCCCGGCTGTCGGCCCATGCCGGCGATCTGGTCAAGCAGACCTCCGTCGAAATGCGGAAGAACTGGTTCGGCATCGACGGGTCGAAGGATCCCAACAAAGTGGACGCATCCTTCTTGGGTGGAAGCATGGTCGGACGGCTTCTCTCGTCCGTCATCGGTGGTGGCAAGTCCCTGCTTACGGACAGCATCCGGTCCAGCAACCTCACGACCAGGCTGACCGACGAAAACTACGATCCGACGCAGGGCCACTACACCAAGGCCCTCATGGATGCGATCTTCGAGACGGACGGCAGTTTCTCCCGAGAGAAGCGGGCGTGGCTGAACCTCAATCCCTACTGGCTGATCGACGGCACGCTTCCCGGCAGCACGGCCGATTGGGAAGGCATGCGAAGGTCGCTGATGGAAAAGGGCAACCTCGAACTCGAGCGCTTTGCCCGTGACCACGAGTTTGCCAAGAGGATCCAGAACGGATTGAACGTCGAAACCCGGAGCCTCAAGTGACAGACGCTCTGCTTCCGAACGGCATCCCCTCTCCGATCGACACGACTTCCGTCCAGCGCCTGGCCCCGACTTCCGTCGGGAATATCCGGGGCACCCCCGTATCCAGCGCGCCGACCGGGATCGAGCAGATGGATCGCTGGATGGAAAGCTGGCAGCAGCGCAACTTCGGCCGCGTGCTGGACAATCCCGACGCCGAATTGTTTTCGCGCATCGCCGAGGTCGGCCGCCCGCCCCTCCCGCTCCGCGGGCCGGACGATTACGACTCGCCCATGACCATCGACCTGAAGCCTTCCTTCAGGACGCCGGGCAGCGTCCAGTTCGATTTCCAGAAGGCGTTCAAGCACGGCTTCGACCAGACCTTCATCGGCGCCTTCCGGCGCTGGGCGGCGATCGACGGCGCCGTCCAGTTCGACCGTGACCCCAGCTGGGATCCCTTCACCGACGCCGACGTCAAAGCCTCCGGGGTGCCGTGGAAATTCCTCGAAAACACCCGCTCCAAGAACGAGGCGATGTGGGTCATCAACTACATGAAGCGGCACGAGGCCGAGGCGTCCCAGCTTGAGGTCATGTCGGGGATGCCGGGCCTTTTCAGCATCGCCGGCGGCCTGCTGGGCGATCCCCTGAACTTCGCCCCGGCCACGCTGGGCGTGAAGGCCCTTCGGGCCCGGCTGCTGACCAGAACCCTGACGAACCCGGGGTCTGTTGCACTCGGACTGAAGCCTGTTGTCTTCGGCGGAATCGGGGACGGTCTCCGGGCCGCTTCGGCTACTTCGGCCATTGCCCTTGCGGAGGCTGGTTTCCAAAAGTACCTGGACCCGACCGCCGAGCCCGGCGGCCTGTCCGACATCATTGCCCTCCCGGCCGCCCTTTCGGGCGGGATTGCCATGCTGGGCGGTGGCGCTGGCCGTTTTCAGGCCGGAATGACCGGTCTGAAGCGGGCGGCCGGGAACGCGGACTTCCTCGCCCACACCAAGCCCGCCGCCAGGGCCAGATTTCTTGACGAGGGAGAGGGTCCGGCCGCCCCGGGCATCCTGACCCCCAAGGAACGGGAATTCTGGTCCAGAGCGGCGGAATCGGCTCCTGACGGTCGGTTCCACGTTGCGGGCAAGGTCGAAGATGTTGCGGGTGCGAACGTCCATTTTCGCACCAGCGAAGGGCAAAGCGTCACTATCGCGTTGCGCGACGTGGACAAGGTCACGGGCGAGGGCGGCACGGGGCTGGTCATTTCGTCAAAGGCTTTGCTCCGGTCGGATGCCCTCATGGCCTCTGCCATGAAGATGGACGGCCTGTTCCTCGACGGGGTCGAGCCCGGGCTCCTGAAGGGTGACCGGACCCTGCGGCCGGGCTCCTTGGCGACCGATTACCCGGCCATGCGGGCCCAGGAACTGGCCCGGTCCGGCATCCTGTCCTCCCTCGACGATGTCGAAATCTCACGTGGCTCGCTGTCGGCCGCGGCGCCCGGCGGCATTGCCCATTCCCGCAGGTCCCAGCTCACGGGCAACAGCTTCGTGCCGACGCACCTTGGCCTTGAGAGGCTGCCCTTCGACGTTCTCCAGCGCGCCGCCATGTCCCCGTTCACGACGTGGCAGACGACGGCGGAAGACCTTCTGTCGTCCGGTGGGCGCATCAGGATCAAGAACACGGCGGAAGGCGGCTTTGTTGCCAGCGCGGACCCCGTCGAGTCGGTCATCCGCAATCGCTGGACCTACCCGACCGTCGAGGCGTTGCGCGGCATCCACGACGAATGGCGAGCCTATCGCCAGGCCGCTCCGGTCGTGGACAGCTCCGACATGCAGCGGATCCTGTTCTCGATGAAGACCGGGGCCAAGGATGCCTTCACGAGGGCCGATCCTACCCGCCCGCCGCCGATGCCCTACGAAGTCTTCCGCCGGCGCGTGGGCGATGCCCTGTCGAACGGCGACAAGGATATCGTGAGGGATGCGGCTTCTGCCCACGTCGAGCAGGCCGCCGCCTCCGCTCGCCGGGTGCTGGAAGACCTCAAGAAGGAAGCCCTCGATGTCGGCCTGTTCCGTGAGGCGCACGAGGAGCAGGTTCGCGCCGCCGAAGCCATCGTCCACAAGCACCGTACCGACGGGGCTCCCCAGCATGTGATCGACGCCGCCGAAGGGCGGCTCAAGAAGTTGCAGGGGCGCCTTCACGATATCGTCATGGGCAATGTCTCGGTACACGGCTCCGCCTCCTACCGTCCCCGCATCTGGTTGCAGGATCAGCTTCACAGGCGAGCCGACGAGTTTCGGCAGATCGTCATGGACTGGCTGCGCCGCGAAAACCCCGGCATGTCCATCGACCAGCGCGAACGCATGGCGATGAAGATCTGGGAGACGCTGACGCACGACCGGCCGGTCATCACGAAGGACAACACCAGCAGGCTGTTCAACGACCTGTTCGATCCCGGCAGCGCGAAGTCCCGTACCTTCGACATTCCCGACAAGCTGGTGAACAGCTTCCTCGAGAACGATGTCGACGTGATTATCCGGTCGCATGCCCGGCAGCTTGGAACGGGCATCGAGATCATGCGCCGCTTCGGCTCCACCGGCATGGAAGACCAGATTGCCGATATCTGGTCGGAGGCGAAGCTGCTGCTGAACAAGGCTCCCGACAACACGGTGCGGAAGCAGATCATCGCCCAGCGCGATCTGGCGATCAAAGATCTGGAAGCCTCCCGCGATCGCCTGTTCGGCCACTACGGCGTGCCGCAAGACCCTCATCGCTGGACAAGCCGCACGATCAGGATGGCGAAGCAATTCTCCAACCTGACCCTGCTCGGCATGTCCGGCTTCTCGGCGCTGGGCGACCTGATGCGTCCGCTGATGACGGAGGGCTTGCAGGCGGTCCATGACTACGGCTTCCGCACGCTTGCAAGCGAGGCCCGCTCGATCATCCTGAAGGCATCGCGCCGGGAACTCGAGTTCATGGGCGACGCGATGGAGCTGATTACGAACACCCGCGCCCTGTCGGCCTCCGACGCCGGCGACCTGTTCGGCAGTCGCACGGGGCTCGAGCGCGGACTCAATCAGGCGAACTCGTGGTTCTTCGTCGCCAATGGCCTGAACGCGATCAACCAGCTCGACAAGGAATTTGCCGGCCTCATCATCCAGGGCAAGGTGAACCGCGCCCTCATCTCCCTCGGCAACGGGCACAAGATCGACGACATCATGCGGACCCGTCTTGCGGTCAACGGCATCGACGAAGACATGGCCCGCCGAATCGCCCAGCAAATGAACCTCAAGGGAGGCCGTAACTCCTTCGGAAAACTTCAGATTGCCGATACGGCGAACTGGAACGACGAAGCGGCCGTGCGCGTCTACCGCTCGGCCATCTGGCAGATGCTCAACCGGACGGTGCCGACGCCGGGCATCGGCGACACGCCGAACTGGTTCTCGACCGAGCTGGGCGGCCTCATGATGCAGTGGAAGTCCTTCGCCATGGGGACGATGAACCGGACGCTCGTGTCCGGCCTGCAAGAGGGCTCGTCTCAATTCTGGTATGGCGCCGCGGCCATGGTGGGCTTCGCCATGATCCTGAACGAGATCCGGTCCCGGCTGTTCTACGACCGCAGCACCTTCGACCGCCCGATGACGGCGGTCATTGCCGATGCCGTCGATCGCTCGTCCATCCTCGGCTGGTTCTCGGACGCCAACAAGTCCATCGAGATCCTGACCGGGCACCGGGCGGGCATCCGTCCCATGCTGGGAGCCGAACGGGCGCGGGACGAACCCGCCTCCCGTGTGGTCGGCAACCTCCTGGGGCCGGCATCCGGCCAGCTGATGGGGGCAGTCTCCGTCCTGGGCGACATCTTCGCGATGCACCCGACGGCCCGGACGTGGGCCGATGCCCGCCGGCTTATCCCCGGCCAGAACCTTCCCTACATGGACCCCGCCATGGACCACCTGATTTCCGATGGCAGGATCTGGCCCTCGAAAGAGGAGCGCGCCCAGGCCCGAGCCCGACAGAAGCAGCGGGCCACGGTGAATAGACAAGCCCCACCCCCGACGGAAAACTGATCCCATGACCACTCAGACGACGATTGGCGACAACGACGGCGTCATTTCGACCGATGTTGGCGCAGCCTCCAGCGGCCCCTTTGCGATCGACTACCCGTTCTATTCGCTCGACGATGTCGTCGTCACGGTAACGGATAGCGAGGGCGTCACCACGACGCTTGTCCGGGGCGTCGACTACGACATCACGGCCACCCCGAACGATGACGGCATCTATCCGTCCGGCACCGTCGATCTGGTGACGGCGATTTCCAATTCGACCATCGTCCGCACCCGCGAGACGGGGCTCGAGAGGATTTCGCAGTTTCCCCTGCTCGGCTACTTCGACCGGAACTCGCTGAACGCCGACCTCAATCGCATCGTTTCCGCCATGCAGGACTTCCGCCGCATGGCTCAGAAGGCAATCCGCTTTCCTCCCGGCGAGGAAGGGCTGAACTCCGAGCTGGAAGGTGCGGCCCGTCGTGCTGGCCTCCTGCTGGCGTTCAACGCCTCGGACGGCAGCGTCGATCTTTCGACCATGACCCTGGCCGAAATCGAGATGGCGGCGGCGAACACCCTGGCCCTGACGGCGACTGTCCCGACCTACGTGGGGACGGTCGCGGCGCTCAAGGCTCTGACGACCACGCCGCCCATCGT